ACCCCCACTTATATAGTTTTTTAATTTCAAATTTTATTATAATCGAGGCACTGCTGCCTGGATGGTACTATAGTGCCTCCGGCGGCCAGCTGCGTGGTGCCGGCACGCGGCTTCGCCGAAAGGGCCAAGCCCGCTGTAGGGTAACGAATCCTCGTTTAGGCGTCTTTGTAGTGCATCCTAATGATGCAGTCGTTGATGTGGGCTACGTTATATACAACAGGTCCTGAATCTACGGTAGCGAAATTGCTGTATGCATATACTATGAAATAGTAGTCGAAAAACTTGGGCTGTACGTCGTTGTTTTGGTACTGTATGATGCCGCTTCTAGAGAATTTACGTCCGGGAACTGAAAATTTTACGATCTTAGTAGCACGGCTCATGATTTGGTTTGGACCTTGATAGGTACCGCTTCCAGGAAACTGAGTTCCAGAAGGAACTGCAGCTGTAGGGTTTGACCTCAACCTGACATACTTTTGATAAAGCATAGAATAACGCTCGTTGTTAAAGGTGTCGAGCATTTTGTTGCCAGAGGCTCCATGAAACATGTCTGTAATGTTAGGGATATCGTTCTTGGCAGCACGGACTACCATAAGGCGTAGTGTAACGTCGGTGTATGCCTCGTTTAGTTCGAACATCATAGTGAATTGAACATTTGATAGTGTAATTTTGTCGCCGATGCGCATTCCACGGGAGTTTTCATTGTCAAGAGTACCCGTCTGGGTCTCTAGGACAGCACTGCTGACTGTAACTTGATTGTTATGTCGTAGATTGATGTTGTCGGTGATTTGTTCAACACCGCTCTTGGTTTCTATAGTGGACGTAATACGACGCACTTTTTTAGCTAAATTACGAATAGCTGATCCGACTCTACGGGTTCCTCTCTTAATGAATGGTTTACGGATAGAACCTCGACCCATTCTCTTACTACTAAACTTGCGTTTAAACACCATTTATTTTTTCAGGTAAATAATTTTGTACTTATATACTATTCGACACAGATGGTCGAGGTTATACGACGCTCTATAGCTTCGCGGTCTAAAGGCGCTAAATCCGGGCCAAACCACTCCGTCCAGTAACTGTTACTCGTGAAGACGATAATCTTTGGTTTAAGCCAGATAAAACCGCCTTTAACGGCGCCTCGAAAGGGGTACCGGTCACATAGCTTCTTAAATATGTCAAGAGGAGGACAAGAGCCAGGACCAACATCGTTGAACACAATGATATCAGCAAGGTCACATCCGTCGAACCATTTTCCGCTGTTATCGGGAGCTTCGATCCATTTGTCGAATCCATAGGTCTCGTCAAGCCAGCGACTTTTTCCTGTTCCAGGGGGGCCTACTCTTATATACACTTCGGGTTTCTCACGCGAGGTTCGGATACGCTTAAATCGCTGGTGGTCCGCATAGGCGTTGAGGCCTGATCTGTACTGTAAAAATGTACCGAATTTTTCATCTTCTTCTGCAATATCGAGGACGTGGGCGCCTGCTTCTATCTGCTTTTTGTACTCTAAGAGAGTGCGCTTTTTGCCGCTGCCCATGGGCTTCACACCAAGCTCGGTTAGTTGGCCTTCCTTTGAAATATACTTAGTATTCTGTGAGAAATTTCCTTGCATAGCTTCGTAGTGCATATCGAGGCCTAACAGCTGGAAATGCTTTTTCCAGGCCATGAAACTACGCTTACGATCGGTACTGGCATAGAGCCATCCCTGATGATGCTGTTTCTTAGTTTCGGGACACGTTTCGAGGCCATACGCTAGGTATTGAATCTTGTGCGTGGCTAAATCCTCGAGTGTCCACTTATACAATGAAAAATCAGTAAATACTAACGCATTGAACACTTTTTTGACTTCATTGTCTTTCATCCTAGGCTGAGGCATCCTAGGCTGGTGGGGGGTAATACTG